CTCAGCGGTCAGTCGTTCAGCGCGGGAGCCGATGACGCAGGTCGAGGTGCAGGTGCTTTCCCACGTGTCACCCCTAGCACCGCCACCGCCGCCTTCAGCATTGCAGCGTGCCAGCGATGATCTCGCCGAGCCTGAGCGCATGCTCGCCGCGGCGTGGTCGCTGTGGGCCGAGCACTTCGCCATGTGGCAGCGGTGCCTGGGCGGTCATGAAAAAGGCACGGGTCGTGCACTCCCGCGTGATGATGCCATGGCTTGTGTGCATGCCTCGATGCTGATCAAGCTGCGGGCCGATTATGACAAGGCCCTGCAAAAGCACACGCAGTGGCAGATCGATCAGCGGCGCCTCATCCCGGCCAATGAGTTTCATGCCTTCCGTTCCGGCTTCCTGATTCCATTGAGGAACATGCTTTCCAATATGCCGGCCGAGCAAGCCTCCCTAGTGAATCCCACGAACCAGCAGCAGGCCATTCGTGGTGCCACCGAGTATCTCATCAATCGACTCTATCCCCAGATCCAGCAGTGCATTGAAGGGCTCGACCATCTCACGCCATCACTGCACGCCGCATGAGTTCACGCATCGCCACCTTTCTGCGCGAGGACTTCTCCTTCAGCCAGGCACCGCCGGTGACCAGCTGGTGTGAGCAAAACATCGTGCTGCCAGCGAAGATGGCGCCAGCCTCATCCGGTCCATTCAGCGTGCGCCGCCGACCGTTCATGCGCAGCATCCTCGAGTGCGGGCACCCGCAGTCTGGCGTGCGATCGCTCACGCTCGCTGCCGGATCGCAGGTGGGAAAGACAACGTGCTGCATTCTCATCCTCGCCTACCGCATCCCGCACAGCCCCATGCCCACACTGATCCTTGGCAATTCCGAGGACTGGCTGCGCGTCGAGATCAGCGAGAAAAGGCTCGGTGCATTGATCGAAGAAAACCACGCGCTGCGCATCCACAAGCCCTTTGATCCCGCGAAATTCCGCAAGCTCGCCATGGAGATGTCCGGCGGCTTCATCGTGTTTGAGGGGATCAATTCCGACACCTCCACCAGTGGCAGCACGCAGGGCATCGTCTATATCTGCGAGGCTGCCAAGGTCATCCAGCATCAGCGCGACCAGGCCCCCGAGGCCCACCCCATCAAGCTTGCCTTTGAGCGCACCAAAGAATTCCGTGGCCTTGAGCTCCAGCTCATGGACTTCACGCCGAACACGCCCAACCACATCGCCTGGCAGACATACGAGCGCGGCACCCAGACCCACTTTCATGTGCCATGCCCGCACTGCGGCCACCACTTCCCGTTTGAGTTTGAAGTCAAGAAAACCGCCGCTGCCGAGGAAGATCTTGAGGACATCCTTGAAGCCGAGCAGGAGCGCGCCTCCTCGGATTCCTACCGCTCGCTCATCTGGTCGCCGGATGCACGGCGCACCGATGGCACGTGGGACATTGAAAAAGTGCGTTCATCCGTGCGCTACGTCTGCCCGAAGAATGGCTGCCTCATCGCCGATGAATCGAAGCCTGCCATGATCGATGGCTATGAGGAAGTGCATCACAATCTCAATGCACCGCTCTCAGATCGCAGCTTCCGCATCCCCAGCTTCTACGCACCGAAGGTCACCTTTGGCGACATGGCCAAAGAGTTCCTTGAGAAAGGCGACCTCATCACCACCGGCCTGCAGAATTACTACAACTCATGGCTTGCTCTGCCCTGTTCAGCGCTCGCCTACAACGTCACCGAGAAACATATCCTCGCGCTCAAAGGTGTCTATGCCCGGCGCGTCCTGCCGACCCGCCCGCGCATGCTGGTGCTCACCGCCGACCCCGGAGAGAAAGCCACGCACTGGGCCGTCAGCGCCATCATGCCAGACATGAGCGTCATGTATATCGACTGGGGCACACTCATCTCAGAGCGTGATCTCATCAGTGCCAGCTTCCTTTCCAGCCTGCGTTACTACATTGCAGGCACCACCGAGTTCTGCATTCCGCAGGTCGGCTACATCGACACCGGGTGGGCCACTGAAGAATGCTATGACATCTGTGAGCGCAGCGGCGGATTCTTCTGGCCCGTGAAAGGCAATGACGCCGCCGTCGGCACATGGAACGAAACCCGTGCCGCCTCACGGCCGAACCTGAAGCTCTACACCTACAGCGACACCCAGTTGAAGGACGAGTTCTATGGCCGCCGCATCCAGCGGAAAAAAGGCCCACCCATCTGCATCCCTGCCGACGCCGACTTCGATCTCATGCAGGGCCTCAGCCATCAGCAAAAAGACCGCCAGACAGGCAAGTGGAAGCGCGTGCTCAGTGACCACTTTGGCGACTGCGGCAAGTATGCCGTCCTTGCCAGCCAGATCGCCCGCGCTGCTGGCTTCCTTTGACACAGCCTTCCCGCGTGATGGCCACCGTCAATATCTCCGACCTCACCAGCGACTATCTCTTCGAGGCCCGCTTGCGTTACGACACCGATCTCACCGCCCAGTTCAACTGGCTGCGTGATCTGTATTTGGAGGCCGCCGCCGATCGCAGTGGTGAGGAGATCACCAGCCTCAGCTTCGTCGGCTCCAGTCACAGCGCCCAGTTCCGCAGCAGCACGCCGGAGGATCGCCGCGCCGCCCTCCGCGCCGCCATCGAGACCGTCGAGGCCCAGCAGGCCGGAGCCACCGCCAGCCAGTTTTCAAAACCCTTCGGCTTCCGTTTTGACGGAGCCCCTGCCGACATCCTCGGCTAATCATCATGGCAAAAAAATCCGCGTCAAAAAGCACCATCATCACCGGCACCAAAGCAAGTGGCGGGCCAGTCAATGCTGCACTGCCCACCAGCACCGGCACCTACCGCGTGCTGCCCACCTATCAGCCATGGTCCACGAAGCAGCTTGAGGGCATGAGCAAGTCACGCGACCGCGTGCAGATCAGCCGCTTCCTGCAGGAGAAAATCCCCGTCGTCTCCTACTGCATCAGCGGTCTGCCAAAGGAAGCCATCGGCAAAGGTATCGGCCTGAAATCCTGCTCAGAGAATCCCGAGTTCAAGGCCGCGGCCACCAAGCTCTACAAATCATGGTCTGATTCCCGTGCCGTGGACATTCGGAAAGAAGGCACCCTCGCCGATCTGCAGGCCCGCTGGCTCGCCGCTTGTTTGGGCGATGGCGAGATCTTCCTGCAAAAGGTCGCCGACAATGGTGACATCGCCACTACCTGGTCACTCTCAGACAAGTCGCGCCGCAGGCTCCAGATCCAGACTCTCACCCGTGACCAGCTCGTCAGCAGCAATCTCAGCACCACCGAGGCCAAGCTCGGCCGCTGGATCGATGGCCTGCAATACAACGCACTCGACCAGCTCCAGACGCTGCGGGTCCGCCTGGATGACTCAACCATGTCATCGGCCAGTGCCAAGACACTCGACATCTCCGCTGCCAATGTCTTCCACCTGAAGCAGCATGAGCGCTTCAACCAATACCACGGCATCCCTGTCATCTTCCGCAGCAATGAAGACCTGCTCGATGTGCTTGATCTGAAAGCCATCCGCAAGCACAGCGCCAAGATCCGCAGCGCCCTCCTCGGCGCCACCACCACCCGTGATGGCAAAGTGCCCAATGCCATGCAGCAGGCCATGGCCGCCGAGAAGACCGGCACACCAGCTGCCGATACTGGCAAGCGCTTTGTTGAGATCGCCGATGGCGCCGTCATGATTCCCCTGGCTGAAGGTGAGACCATGAACTTCTTCCAGGGTGGAGAGGCCATCCCATTCAAGACTATTCTGGAAGAGCTCACTCATCCCTTCGTCTTCGGTCTCGGTTATCCCGTCGAGTGGATCTTTGGCATGGGCAGTCTCGGTGGCACCGCCTTCCGTGGGGTGATTGAAAAAGTGCGCCGTGCGCATGAGAACCTGCGCGCCCTGCTTTATCCACTCCTGCAGTGGACATGGGAATGGGTGCTGGCAGATGCCATGCAGCCAGGCGGCCCGCTCTATCAATTCGCCGCCGTGGAGGATTGGAACCAGATCGACTTCGTCTGTGATCCAGATCCCTCCGTCGATCTCGGTCGTGATCACCGTGCCGACATGGAGCGCCTGCGCGCCAATGCCGAGACCATGGAAGACTTCATTGAGCGCCGCACCGGTGGCAGTGGACTCGCTGTGCGGCAGGCTCGCATTCTGGAGAAGCTCGGTGACGTGCAGTTTGCACTCGCTAATCGCGGCCAGATCCCCGCCAGCATTGCCACCCTGCTCGCCATCGATCCCGCGCATCTGCAGGCCATGGCCGGCATGGCTGGCACCCTGTCACCTGATGACATCGCCGCCGAGCTCGCCGCCATCGACACCTCCTCAGCCGACTGAGGTCGCATTGACACCCGGCGGCGTGCATGCCTTCCTGGTTCCACTTCCGCGCCGCCGCCAATGACTGCCTAACCATCGACATCACCGATGAGATCGGCTGCTGGGGTGTCTCTGCCAAAGCCTTCGCCGTTGCGCTGGCGGCCGCAGGTCAGCCCAAGACCATCGTGCTCAATCTCGACAGCCCTGGCGGCGACTGCTGTGATGGCTTCACCATTTATGACGCACTGAAAAACAGCGGCGCAGAAGTCACCGTCAACATCACCGGCATGGCCGCCAGCATGGCCAGCGTCATCATGCTCGCCGGGCAGACCATCAAGATCGCCGAGAACGGCCGCGTCATGATTCACCGCGTCACCGCTGGTGCCATGGGTAATGCCGACGAACTCGACGCCGCAGCCAAGATTGCCGCCCAGTTTGAGGACCGCATCGTCGCCCTTTACATCGCCCGCACCGGGCAGACCGAAGCTCAGATCCGCGACTGGATGAAGTCGCAGCAGGGCACCTGGTTCTTCGGGCAGGATGCCATCGATGCAGGCTTCGCCGATGCACTCATCACCGGCACCAAGGCCAAGGCATTCAAGAACGAGTGGGCGCATCTCTTCACCATGCTGCCCGCCGCCCTGTTTGACATCACTGCGCCTGCAACCGCTCCACGCGCCCCTGACCCATCCCCCATGAAAGCACTCCTCGCCCTCGCCTCCCTCGTCGGCATCACCGTCAAAGGTGATGAGACAGAAGACCAACTCACCGACCTCATCGCCGCCTACAAGCCCGCGGTGCCCAAGGTCGAGATGAACCTCGAAGATCCCGAAACCAAGAAGCTCTTTGATGACGCCGTCGCCGCAGGCTGCGCCGCCATCAAGTCTGAGTTCACCGCTGAGATCACCAAGCTGCAAGCCCTGGTGAAAAACGGTGCCGCCGCTGCCGCCGGTGCTGGTGCCCCAGTCCCAGCCACTGGCACCACGCATGGCAAAACCAAAGAAGATCAGATCGCAGACCTTCAGTCCGAACTCTCTGGCTGCAAAGACTCCCGTGAGCGCGGGAAGATCATCGTCTCCATCGCCAAACTCCGCGCCGAATAACGACCGATCACCTCCACCCCTCGCCCACCCACTCCCCTAAAAATACAACGCCATGGCTACCACCCTTACCGCCTCTGAAATCCTCCTCGATGTCATCCGAGCCTTCGCCGTCCGCCTACCGCGTCTGGCTGGACTCGGTGTCCAGTTTCGCCCCACGAGCCTGAAGCTCAACAAGGAATACATCGGCCACATCTCCACCGTCCCCACGGTGCGCGACTATGACGCCAGCACCGGCTACGCCGCCAATGCCGCATCCGCTCGTGATCATCTGGTCGATGTGCCAGTCACCGTCACTCGTCATCGTCATGCGCCTCTCAAGTGGCCTTACCTGAACCAGATCGCCGACGATAAGCAGCAGTATGCAAACGTCATTGGCAATGCTGGTTATGCGCTGGCTCGTAACTTCGCGCTCGACATCGCAGCCGAGTTCAAATCCCGCAACTTCAGCCAGTCCAGCACCTACGCCGCCGCTGACTGTGATGTGGACATGCTCACCAATGTCGCTGGCGACATGAACGTCATCGGTGCCATGACCGAAGGCCGCACCGCCTGGTTGAACACCGCCGCCATGAATGCCCTGTCTCTCGACAGCCGCATCTCATCGAAGGACTACTCTGGTCAGCTCGTCGCTGGCTCCAGCCGCCGTTCCTTCACCAATGCCTACGGCTTCGCGAACATTGAAGAGTGGCCTGACCTGCCAACCAACAATGGCACGGCGCTCACCAGCGTCACGGGTGCCAACACTGGCGACCTCTTCACCAAGACCGCCCACGGTCTCGTCACTGGCGACCGCGTCACCGCAGCCGACTTCAGCGCAGGCTTCACCGCTGGCACTTACTTCGTCATCTACGCCAGCTCCAGCACCTTCCAGCTTGCCACCACTGAGGCACTCGCCCAGGCAGGCACAGCCACTGCGATCACTGCCGATGGCACAGGTGGCGTCATCACCCCGACTGAAAACATCGCGGGCTTCGCATTCACCCCTGAAGCCATGGCCATCATCGCTGGTCCTCCAGAGGCTAATGACGCCGCCCTCATGGCCGCCCTCGGCATCCCCCAGATCATGGGCTACACTGAGCCAGTCACCGACCCAGACAGCGGCATCACCATGGCGGCTGTGAGCTGGCAGGCGGTCGGCACCGGCGACCTCTACTGGAGCCCCGTGCTCCTCTGGGGCAAGGCTCTCGGCCGTCAGGCT